GCCGTTTCTGTGTCCAGCTTCGGAGCTTTTGGTTTGTAGCTTGAAGGTGTTCCGGGCTTTAGTCCAGAACCAGTGTTCTTTGGCTTGTTACCCGCCAACGGGCTTGTCTTCGTACCCGCACGCTTGCGGAATACAGCCGTCACAGCCTCGGCTAAAGCAACCTTGCTGGCAGCGTCAGGGTGCAGGCTTGAGTCTATCTTGCCCGTCTTCACCATGTCGCCCAACTGTGCTACAACCTCGTCACCAAGAGCTTTGTCAGTATACAAGGGGTCAGCTTCCATGAGCATACCAATACTGTCCATTGTACTGTTTAAATGGACTGTGTGCTGTTGGGTTTCCTCATTCTGCATAGCCTTGAACTCTGAGCGTATTACGTCCCTTGGGTTCTCCAATAACCGTGAGCTAATCTCGTCAGGGGTTTCTGGCCTTGACAACTTCTGGTCAATTACCTCGCTGAGTCGATTTAGCGTTTCCTTGTCCCGCCTGCCTAACCACGACCTGAAACTGGAGTCTTGTTTGGCAAGAGATTCCTGTAACTGTTCGGCGGTTATGTAACCGGGGGTTTCTTCCTGTACTTCTTCTTGAACTTCCTCAGTTACCTCAGTTTGCTCGTCTGTCGGCTCCGTTGGCTCTGCGCTCTCTGCGGGAGTCTCTGTAGTATCGACAACTTCGTCTTCCATCTCGATCTCCTTTTTATTTTATTTTTTCTGCCTTTTCACGGTGCTCTGCACCACGAATTAAAATCTTGGCCCAATCAGCCATGAGTTTATAGGTTGTGTTAATCAAATGTGCCGACTTCATAACCTGTTCATGCCCAGCAGTTCCACCATCGCAATTACCCACAATGAGCATTACATTCTGCGAAATAAGATCCACGGCGCTGTTTAAAATATTCTTACCCTCGGAAGTCTCAAACGCCTTACGCAAAAGCTCTGAATCTATAATCTGCTTGGCAACATGCTCCCGCTGATTTGGAGCAAAATTGTTTATGTACGCTTCTAATTCATCATGTGTCATTGTTGTTGTGCTCCCCTCACCTGTTGTTCAGGAGTTGACTGTTGGATTCCATTCTGATTCGACGGGCCACCGCCACCCATTTGCTGTGGTTGCTGTTGAGGCATGGAACCACCAGTAACTAACTGATATAAAAGATTTAATTCTGCGTCCTCCGAAAACGAAAACTTCTTGAAATGCTTCCAGTTTTTCCCCAGTGCCTCAAGAAACATGCCGATCAAATAATTCAGCACCATCGGAGTCTTGGGATTTGGAACCTGTGCAACCATCCCCATGAGTTGCGGTATAATCTTCATCTTGTAATTCTTGGATTCCTCTGTCTCTAATGACTGAGAAACCGGCCTGAACCTTGTCGTCAAACCCGGATTGTATAAGTACGCCTGTTCCCCCACCAATTTCTCAAGCGTCTGCGGTAACATAAAATCGTTACACAATGTCAGAAGCATCTGGTAGAACTCTGTAAATCCCACAAACTCTAACATCGTGGACTTCATACTGATTCTAACTTCAGCCCTCTGGCTTATAATACCCGCCTGTGTTGCTGTTTCTGCCCTGTCAGGACTACCGCCCATTGTCTGAGCAGACGTAGCCATAGCAGAGTCCATCCTGGACGACAACATGCCGTTTTGAGCCATTGCGCCGTTGATATTGTCCTTTATATCGAGTTCCTGAAGGTCGTCCATGTTCTCAACCTGAATACCTTCTTCTGGGGCGACTCTAATCTTGTCAGGAACACCGGAGAACCTCTTAACCTTGAACGCAGGGGTCGTGGCTAACTTGGTTCGGAAGTTACCTAAATTAAAATTGTCGTCTATCGAAGACGAAAGCTGCGCCGTCAACTCACCGTCACCAAATCCAGAATCGTTTAAGGCATCAATATAACAGGTAAACCTTGCCATCGGTCTGCGGCTGTGCCGTGAAACCTCAAACCCTATCAGGGTCGTGGACTTTTCCGCAATTCCTATCCTTGCAGCAGTTGTGATTTTGCACTCTACTAATTCGGCGTTTTCTTTCATTTCGCCATCTGCGTCTATTCCTTCCTCGTAGTCTACTACGTTTCCAGCTTCGTCGCGCTCTTTCACAACTACAGGGTACTTTCTCCACCACTCCAGAACCCGAAACTTCGGTGACGGCGGGTTCGGTATCGGATTGAACTTTCCGTCTTTGTTCCATGTCTTATCCCCCTCTCCTTGAACAGGTACAGATTTACTCTCCTCTTTCAAAAGATGCAGGTTAAAATAATCGTCCGTTTCAGACTTCTCCAGGTCGTCAAGGGTCATAGAGTCGTTCTCAAACACGACATACTGTTTATCGTTCAGTGAGTAGGTGTACTCCGGTGAGAAATACACGTTCTGGTTCGGGTATACGTCGAACACTGGACGATCTTTTAGTACCCTTATATCCTCTATGGGTTCCTCAATTTTGTTGTATCCTGGCTTCTGTAGGTAGGTGTCCTCGTACACACTTCCGTCTTCGGCAAGGAAGTTTCCTTCCTCGTCTACCATAGACTCCATTCTACTCTTATAGCCTGATATGTACTTTTCTAACTTCTGTTCATACCCGCCCTTAATTACCCCCCAGCCCGTAGGCCAGGTGAACATTAAAAGCCTGACTATCTTCTGGAAATAGTAAGATTCGCTGTCGTTTAAGATAGCGTTCAGCAGGTTCTTTGCAACTTTAGACTGTGCTAACGTCTTGGGATCTCCGTCGTCCTCGTCAGTTTCCACATAGTCCCGGCTTGCAAAATACTTCGCTACGAAGTTCCCTATCTGAGTCAGGAGCCGTGATATAAACTCTGGAAGCGCAACAGAAGATTCCCACTCGTTTTCGTTGTTCTTCCTAACACAGTGGATCATGTCATAGTATTCGTCAAAGTTCTTGTTGACTTCATCCATGTTCTGTTCGGCTATGAAGAAATCGTCATCCAAGTCCTTAACCATAACGTCTTGAATTTTCTCTGGAATCGTAGAGTCTGACTTCTTTGACGGTCTTCCGCGCTTCTTTTTATTAAACTTTTTATTTGCCATTAAGCTCTCCGGCCTTGAAACAGTTTCGATTTATTCCACTTTGAGTTTTCCACCCTCTCATAAAACACAGGGTTCAGTGCGCCCAAAAACTCTACGTTACGGCAATAATCGCTCCATTTCTGGCTTTCCTTTTTCACGGTCCTTGTGGCTTTAACGTGCTCCTGTTTGTAATCAACATAGCGCCACGACTTGAAATGCTCTATATGCCCCTTGCAATTATCCAGAAACCATAAAGTCGGTTTATAATGCCCAAACCTAATATCAGGTGGCAGGTTCGGGAAGTAATTATTCCCAGGTACTTGACAAACAACCGAGTTCTTTAGTCGCGTCTTTATCATCGACCTATGGCTGCTGTCTGACTTACCGTCTTTGGTATCCGCACTCTGGCACCTTCTCAACCCCAAATCACCCATGCTCAATTCGTCAAACACCGATGGAGAAGACTTCACCTTTGACACCTTGGACAAGGGATCTATCAATGTCTTTCTGTTATACTCATCGTCCTCATCAAGTAATGACTCAGCCTTAATATCGTCCCTCAACTCTTGTATGGTCTTCTTGTCGTGGTCAGACTTCATCTCATTCCATATAAACCATTCATGCGTAGGTGAGACAGCGATAAAGGTCGTGTACCAGGGCTTAGACGGGTGATAATCTAATATCCTGTAATGCCAGTAATTTCTAAACACAGTCGGATCGAATATCTTGTCAAACGGCACAACATGAATTTTGTCCTCAAACGCTTTGTATATCCTGCCCGAAACCTGACGAAACACAGCGTACCTTCTTAGTGCCATTGTCTCGTCGTCATCAACATCGTAGAATAGGTTGTCAATCGCTTCTTTGGTCATCACCGGGTTGTCGTCTGTCGCCCAGCAAAAAGCCTCTATTCCACTGTCAATGTTTTTTTCTTCTATTGGCTGATACCCGTACTTGTCACAGATTATCTTGCTCCGGTATATCCTTCTCGCCCTGCGCCATAAAGAATCATAAGTCCAGTCCATGCCCTTTACAGCGGTCATACTCAAAGTTGTGTCAGCGTAGAACCCGGCAGACAGAGAAGAAACAAGTCTCATCTGGCACTCGTCCCACTTCAGCCTTTCAATTTCCTCGTCCTGATAGTACGCTCCCCTCTGGACAGACATAAAAGCGTCTATCTCTTGGGTTGACCCCATGAACTCAACGTCTACCGTACCACCGACTAACCGATTAATCTTGCCTATCTTGCTTCGTGCCGTGAGTTTCTTCGCCCACAACTCAGGTGGTATTAACCTTCTAAACTCCACAAATTGCTGATTTTGCTCATCATCATGGTCAAGTGGCTGTACCTTAGACACGAACCTAATGGGCTTTCCGCTTAACCTGTTCTTCTCGTCATCTGTGTGAACTCCCAGGACTCTCATAGCGGCGTCGAGCATGGCGGTTGCCGTACCGCCACCCTGATTGCCCTTGATTATCATCCGAATGTTCGCGCGAGAGTCCAGATACTCCTTCGCTATCGGGTGGTGTCGGAAGTTGAATATGTTCTCTAACTTCGCTGTGAAGTCTATCATCTATTCCCATACTCTATGAGCTGTCTCTTATACACATCTCCGAGCCCACGAGACTAAGGCGAATCTCGTATGCCGTCTTCTGCTTGAAAAAA